CCAACCGCCAAAGAGAAACTATCATGCTAAGTAAAGGAGACAAAGAGTATAACAAAAAAATAGAAGCCTCCAAAAGGATAAAAGACTTTCCGGCTGAAACAAAGTTAGGAGCTTTAGTATTTTGCACTATCGGGGCTTTAATAGGCTTTGTAATACTTCTTTTTTTAATGGCGTTGATAACTATTTAAACACCTGAACTAATGGCAAACAAGAAACGAAGTGAATAAAAAAACCCTGCAAAAGACTATTAATCCCGCAAGGTTTTAGTACATTGGTATCGGTTAAACAACAATGTAATGACAAATATAGAAGAAATTTGGAAAGATGTTCCTGGGCACGAAGGATTATACAGAATAAGTAATCTAGGTAGAGTAAAGTCACTTCGATATAAGGGGTATAGCGTTGCAAGAATTTTAAGGATATCAGTTGATCCGCATGGATATCAGATGATTTGTCTTACTAAAGACAAAGAAAAACGTACAAAAAAGATACATAAGTTAGTCGCTATTGCATTCCTAGGACACGAACCATGCGGTCATAAGTTAGTGGTTAATCATAAGGATTTGAACAAGTTAAATAATAACCTATCAAACCTTGAATTGGTATCATCCAGGATAAACGGTAACAAAAAGCACCTACCTCATTCAATCGAATACACTGGCGTTTCTTGGAATAAAAAAGACCGTAATTATGAATGTAAAATTATGGTTAAAGGCGTTTCTGTGTATTTAGGACGCTTCAAAAACGAAATTGACGCTCACTATGCCTACGAAAATAAATTAAAATCACTGCAATGAAGCACACGCATCAATTTTATAAAACATCTACTCCTCAAGTATGGAAGTGTAGGTATTGCCCATGTAAAAAACTATCATCATGAACAAAGACTTTAAGGTATCCGTCAAAAGCGAGGAGGTAAAGAGAAGGCACAACGAAATAGTCCAACTCATGCGCGAACTTTCAGACGAGGAGCATATTGACGCGCTATTTGCCTTCGCTTCGGCTAAATGGAATCGGTTAAGGAATAGCGAAAACCCCTCTTTTTCCGCTAAATCAGGGAGTTTACAGGGAGAGGAAAAATAGTTTGAAAAATAATCTTGAAAAGTGTTGCAATCTTGAAAAAAGTAACTACCTTTGATTCATCAATTAAACGAAACGAATATGACAACTGCAAGCATTTTTAACAAGCCAATGACTGAAAAAGAGTTTAATTCAATTCAAAAAGATGTTGTTACAATATCTCTTACTACACAGTCAAAGAAATTTGATTACTATTCAGTAACTTTTAAAAATGGAACTACACACCAAATAATGGTTAAAAGTGAAATATAGTTATTGTCCTTTTTGTGGTTCTGTAAATTCTCTTTCTATGAAACAAAAAGTATGTACAAGGATTAAGGAAAACAAAGTAGTAAAGGGAGTATTTGATGTATGGACTTGCTCTAAATGTGATGAATCATTTTTTTCAACATGGGAGTTTAAAATAAAATAAAAATGAAAAAACAACACGGAGGCTCACGCGAAGGATCAGGCCGAAAGAAGAAAGAGCCGACTAAAACAATCCGCGTACCTATATCAAAAATCCCTGCAATAAAAGAAATGTTAAAGATTAAAACACCAAAATAACATGAAACGATATTTTTTATTAAACATCAAAAAAGAAGTTTTATTTTCGGAAATAAATCGACCGCCTTACAGGGGTTCAAAATATCCATCATTTAGCGAGGTTTCTTCGTTAGCTTACCATTATAGAGAACATGGTGAAAAAGTTTTTATTAAATCAAATTAAACACCAAAATAACAAAGCCATGAAAAAGCAATCAGATTACGATTACTACGGACTAAGCAAAGAAGAGCGTGAGCTTATGGACTGGAACGAACGTGACCAAGAACCAGGCAGCCTTCAAAAAGCCTTAAAGAGTGCCACATTTCAGCTATTAGTTACTGCATGTTGGTTATTCGTTTACGCCATAACATTGTTTTCAGAAGAAAAAGGCTGGCAAATAGTAAACGCTTTTGCCTTGACGGTAGCGGTTTTATTCTTTCTTCTGTTCATTTCCTTTCACGGGGTTAAAACTGCTAAATCTTTCTTTAAGTGGGTGTATGAGGTTGTTACGTATCCTGTATCATGAAAAAGCCAGTTTACAGATTAAAAAAATCACTCATTAAACCTAATACATGGGTTGTACAGCGTGAATATATGAGCATCTGGTTTACTTTTGGTCATACTCCAATGATTCTATGATTACCACAAGACACAAAGAGAAAAGCCTTTCAGCATTAAGAGATGAACTTGACGGATTGGTATCTTTATATGTAAGGTTAAATGCTGCTGATGTGTATGGGATAATTGTATGTATATCATGTGAAGATCAGGTTTGGTGGAAGGAAGCTGAATGTTGCCACTATAAAGATCGTGAACACATGGGTACTAGGTTTTATCTTCCAAACCTTGCTGCCGGGTGTCATAACTGTAATTGTTTTGAAAAGGAATCCCACATTGAAGCATGGGAAAAGAAACTAACTGCACTACAAATTGATGATTTAAACCACCGTTCAAGATCATTAATGAAGTGGACAAAATACGAATTAACCGAGATGATCGAAGACTACAAAACAAAGGTGAGTGAACTAAAGAAATTGAAAGGATTATAGACATCAAAAAATAGCCGTAAGGCAACACTTATTTGGGCGTATTCCCATTGACTCCTCTCGGAAGAGATATAAACGAATGCTGATCCGGGCTGCATTAGTAAGTGATTTTTTGAAGATGCTGGAGAGTTGGAACTGGTCTGAATTAACAGGCAGCTAGGCTAAAGTTACAGGCTTCCAACTCAATAGCTGATAAGGATTAAACGTAAACCCAATCATTAAGATGAAGACACTAACTGCAAAACAAATTTTAAACAATAGCTGTGAGTCTGTTGGTGATGGTGACGATAAATACATAAACATTACCGAAGGATTGGCTATTGAAATAGTGGAAGAATACGCCCAACAGTTCATCGAAGAACTAAAGACTTTGAAAGAAGATAAAGTTCGAGTCGTTGAAGATTACAACATCCTTCTGGAATTGAATCGTAATTTGAAGCAAGAGAACGAGCGATTGGAAAATGACCTTAGATTTAAAGAGGTAATTCAAGAGATTAAAGAAGTTAAAATCAGTGAGCTTGAATCCGAGCTATTAAAGGCGAAAGAGCTGTTTAAGGATATTCAAAAAGTACTTGATGACACAAACAATGGAGTAAGAATGAGAGAGCTAAATTCTAAATTGTGTGATAGAGTTGATGACTTTGTTGCTCCAGTAGAACAGACTAAGAAAACGGAAGAGAAGATACCAAACAATGCAAGAGAGTTTTTCTCAAAGTACTTTAAACCTGTAAGTGAGAACCAACCGGAAGAGAGTAAAGAGAGGATAACCGAAACGAGAAAAAAGAAGAAATCAAAAAGTCCATTTGATGGACAAGGAAGTGAATGGGAAACAGGAAGAGCCGGACACTGTGAGAATTTTTAACCCGTAAGTAACCAATACCAATATGACAGACACTATTATAGCACTGGAAGCAGCTTATGAAACTTGCAAATTAATCAAATATCATTGCGGTAATGTTATTGCATCCAGTGGATTTGAGGAATCAAAATCAGATCAAGAATGGAAGCGGCAAGCGGAAGTATTTATAAAGTGGTACGATCGAAGAAAATTAAGAGGCGGTTCAAATTGGGCTGAGAAGCTTGAAAAACAAATGAGTAAACTACTTCAAGAAATGGATAAATTTTGATCACCCACTAATCTAACAGAGCATGAAGACCGAATCAAAATATAAAGTTAATTTCCAATTTGATGTTATGAAAGGAAATAATATCAAGCATAAAACGGGTCAAAATGATATTACGTCAAATAAAGATGAAAAATATTTGATTAACTCCACTGAATTAAAAACAGCCTTAATGCAAGAAATGAGGTATCGTTTCGGAACTATACTTTCCTTAGATATAATTTCAGTAACCCCAACTACTTAAACATGGAGCCAGAATCAAAGAGAAAGACGGTTATAGACCAGTTGATTGAGAAACTTCAATTAAAAATTGATAATTGGGATACAAGCACAAAAGAATCAAGATCCAGAAGAGGATGTTATGTAGATTGTTTAATGTTAGCTGAGGATTTGAAACCTGTTCATCGTGAAGAGATAGAGAAGGCATACAATAAAGGCGGACAGGATGAGTACACTCCACCCTACAAGGATTTTGATTATTACTACCTAAAGACATACATCAACGTTTAAAAATTGATCTAAAGGTATGATCGAAAAACCTACTAATTGGAGAGAATGTTAAACAATCGTATATTTGGGTATGTGTTGCCAGTCCGCTAAGAAAACCGCAAAACTAGTTGCTGATATAGCAAGAGGTGCTGCATACCTTGCAACTGGTAAGAACGAGGATTTAATGCAAAGGAGATTAAAAATTTGTAGCAATTGTCCTCACTTTAGGGGCGGACTAGTTTGTAATTTGTGCGGGTGTCCAATGCACTCAAAAGCAAGATTACCAGAATATCAATGCGAAGACGAAAAGAACAGGCGATGGCTTGCGGAACCTAATTATAAAGTAGCATGAAACAAGAAGTAAAAAAACTACGTGAGGAAAATAAAGTATTGAAATACATGGTTAGACATGTAGGTAAGGAATTAAAATCTATAGAAAATGAATTTAAGTCTGATACAAAGGAATTAGAGGCCATTAGCAAAATGTTGGATAAAAAGAACATAACAGAAAAAGAATGGCAAATTATCGATAAAAGATTTGCACGATTAAACTCTAAATTCAAATGAAAGACAAACTAGTAAAAGGATTCAAGTGGACACTATGGGCTATGGTATGGGCATTTGTCCTAACCCTCGCAATCCCAGTAGTAAAATTGATTGTAAACTATATTTTATGGGTATGGAAGCTGATTTAAAAACTAATCATATCCAATATCCGAGTTCATTACGTGGTTTAGCTGTACAAATTAATGCCATAAAAAAGAGATTATACGATTGTAAGGATATTGAATCAGAGTATTGTAGAGCGTTAATTATTGTTCTTAATCGACTTGATGATGATTTTAAGATTGCTGCTTCAAATCTTAGAGAGATAAAAATTGATATTTATTTATGAGTCAAGAATCTAATCCAGTAGGAAGGCCAACTATATTCGATGATTCGATAATGGTCAAAGCAATTGACTACATAGAATCATGCGAGGATGTTGAGGAAACAAAAATGACCGGACAAAGCGATTCATTCACTAAGTACGAAACAAAGCTGAAGGTTAACATACCAACTATCGAAGGATTAGCACGTTATCTTAAAATTCACAGGTCAACTTTATACGAATGGCAAAAGGAAAAGCCTCAATTTTCCGACATTATTGAGCAATTACAGCAAAAACAGGTTGAAAGGCTGTTAAATATGGGTCTTTCCGGTGACTATAACAGCACTATTGCAAAGGTTCTACTTACCAAGCACGGGTATAATGACAAGACCGAAATAGACCAAAAGACCGAACTATCAGGATCAGTAAAATACTCAGGTATTGAGATCATCAACCCCAACGAGCCTAAAGTTTAGGCACGATCCAACAAAGAAACAGTTCATTTGTCTGCAATTATTGTATGACTTCCATACTAAATACCCACTATTCGGAGGCGGGGCAGGAGGGGGAAAGTCTTGGTTAGGTTGTGAGTGGATAGCGGCCATGTGTTTAAACTATCCAGGCGTTCGTTACTTCATGGGACGGGAAGAGCTATCAAGTTTAAAGGACTCCACCGTTAAGACCTTCTTTAAAATGGCTCGCCATCATGGCATATTTGATACCTTCAGATATTACGAACACTATTCAGCAATCAGGTTTCATAATGGATCTGAGATAGCCCTTCTTAACCTAAAATACATACCAAGCGATCAGCTTTACGAACGATTCGGATCAACTGAATATACCGGAGGCCTGATAGAAGAGGCAGGTCAAGTTCATTTTAACGCATTCGATACTTTAAAATCCCGTGTCGGTAGGCATTTAAACGATCAGTACAACATCCCTAAGAAATTACTTGTAACCTGTAACCCGAAAAAGAATTGGCTTTACCATACTTACTACAAGCCGTGGAAGGACGGACAACTTGAGGACGGTTATGCCTTCGTTCAGTCTTTAGCTATCGAGAATGAGAAGATTGACAAGGGATATGTTGAAGGATTGGATGATATTAAAGATCAGGTTCTAAAGAAACGCCTAAAGTTTGGCGAATGGGAGTACGAAGATGATCCGTTATCTTTATGCCAGTACGATACTATACTAAACATCTTTACAAACGACTTTGTATCTGGGGGCAAGAAATACATAACCGCAGATATAGCGCGATTCGGAAAGGATAAAACAAAAGTCAGGGTTTGGGATGGGTTACGAGTAATCGAACGCATTGAAAAGCAAGGGTTAAAGGTTACTGAGTCCGCAGAATTGATAAAAAGTCTTTCCAGAACCCATAAAATCCCAATGAATCAGGTAATTGTAGATGAGGACGGTATAGGCGGGGGAGTTGTTGACTTACTGAATTGTAAAGGATTTGTTGCTAACTCTTCACCACTTTATAAAGACAATTTCGATAACCTTAAAAGTCAGTGCGGTTACAAATTGGCCGAATTAATCAATGATAACCGTATTTATGAGGACTGCAAAGATACCAAGATTAAAGAATCAATCATCGAACAGATTTCCCAACTGAAAAGAAAGAATCAGGATGATGATAAGAAGCAGGCTTTAATGCCAAAGGATTTAATTAAGGATTTGTTAGGGTATAGCCCTGATGATTTGGATACATACATCATGCGAGCATACTTTGAGATTTATAAGGTCGGTAATTCATCTTCAGGAGCATGGTAAAATTCAAAATCAACGGCAAAACATACAAGGCAAAAACAAAGTGGTCGGAAGTTGACCCCGATAAATTGATGATGTGCGATGGGATTAAAGACGAGTTAAAATGTCTTACCGATGTTCCACATGAAACAATTGACTCAGCAACCGAACTACAATTATTCCCACTTTACACCTTGATAAGCTTCATTGATGATGTGGAAGAAAATATAGATGAACCCTATATTAATTTTTGGGATAAGATAAAGTCATTTGTTGGTATAAAGAAAACTAAGGCGATCGACATTGAACAAGCACCATATAAAACTTTAGAGCTCGCAAAAGTCAATCTGAAAACTGGTAAGTCATACGCTAAAATCCTAAAGGCTGGGAGAATCTACTACCCTGATGAAAAGAATCCTGTACTTTTATTAGGACTAGGTGCAAATATTATTAACCAAATAGCTGTATTTTTGGAAAAGTACTCAGAGATGATTCAAAGCGAACCGGATGCAGACGAAGTTTGGGCGGGGGTTGAGTCGCTTAGTGATTTCGGGGCATGGGGAACGGCTTACAATCTGGCAGGGGAAGACATTCTAAAGCTTCAAAGTGTTTTAGAGTTGCCAGCGCTGAGAGTTTACGAAGCATTAAGGTATAATTACAGGAAGTCACAGTATCAAAAGAGGCTATTTGATTTAAAGAATAAGACAAAGTGAGCTATCAAACCACAGTAAACGAAATACGCGCGGCTGCTGAAGCTGTTAATCCAAACGGTAGGTTCATTAACGGTAGGCATCTTGATATTTCTCAGGCTTTCGATGGTGCTTACTCTGTCATTTGCCTTTATCCGATCAATATAAACAAAGTTATTGACCCTGAATTTATAGACTCATCGGTTATCCTATTGGGGTTCTTTAAACAAGATCGGCCAGACACAAGCAACGATGAAAGGGAACAGATCATTGCTGATATGGATGAATTGAGCGATTTATTTATCGAACAATTGTCAGAAAATAAGCTGATAAAAATCAGTAACATTACCAAAGAACCTCAATTTCAGCAGTATTTAGGAACAATTTCAGGGTTCGCGGTTCGCTTCAACTACCAAAACTTCACACCGTGTGAGTAAAGACCTAACCACATATCAATCACTCGTAAAGGATCATTTAACAACAATGCTTTCAAAAAAGCCATTGGTTAGCAAGACCGTAATGTTTCAAGCCTGTGAAAAGGAATTAGTAATTGATACGGCTATGGCTTGCGGTTATACCCCTGTTTTCGGCATCTTGTTAGGAGACTATCAAACGGTTAACTTCATTGAAGACCAGCCGCCATGTTGATACTTTCATCATTCATATTACTTGAAACCTTTGCCCAAAAGTTAATCGAAGGCATAAAGCAAAACATTCGTAACAAGCAGGTAACGCCATTCGGAGCGATGCACACAACCGGACAAGCTGAGAATAGTTTGTTCTATCGCATTGACGCGAACCGGTTAATCATTGGTTCCACCTGGGCATACATCACAGTTTTAGAGGACGGAAGAAAGCCCGGGAAGTTTGCCCCGCCTGAAGTTATTGACAAATGGATAGAGGACAAACCGATCATTGGTGACATCAGTAAAAAGTCTTTGTCGTTTCTAATTAACCGGTCTTTGAAAGAAAAAGGTAGCTTGCTTTGGAGACAGGGCGGAAACTCAGGAATACTTTCAGATTACATAAATCAAGACTACATTCACAAGAATTTAACAGAACCTTTAATGAGTTCTATGGTAAAAGAAATATCGAGTAGATTGTTTAAAATAGCAGCGTAATGGCATCAATAGAATTTTGGCGAGATATATCAGGTTCAAGTCCTCACATAATGATGGATCGGTATCTATACGATACTGTCACTACTGTGGTAACTCACGTGGGGCCAATTGACATCGGAACAGGTGGATTAGGTGCTTACAATCCTCCTGCTGGCACTGTAATATTTTCAGAATGTTCAGGGCTTGATTTTGTCGAGTACAAAGGAATCGGGAATAATACGGATGTTGATGTGGTCACGACTGAAGACTATGCGCCATGTTGTACGCTATCAGTAAGTGATTTCGAGGTAGTAAGAACAAACAACACGATAATCCTAACCCCAAACGGTACCATAACTATTACCGCTCCTGTTCTTACTATTGCAGACTATGAGGCTTCAATAGATGGCGGGGCTAATTATGTTTCACCCGTAGGATCTGAAATACTTTTCGAGGACTTACCCGCAGGAGAGTACACGATACTAATCAGGGCTTCGGCTGGCGTTTGTCATGTTTCCACAGCGATAACCATAGCCGATAACATTACCTATCCACCTCCGATTGTATCCGAAACCACTTTACCAAGCCTTTACAGTCCCGTTTTTTATCCGATTACGATAGGTTACAAGTTGGATAACAACGAGGCCACAGTTAAAGAGGACGGTTTTGGAACTTATATTGAGGTGGCCACCGCAGACGCTCGGGAATATCTGGCAACACTTCCAATAATCAGGTTAATTGATAACGTTGATTATGCAGGAACTTATCAGGTTCTTTCGGTTGATGATGTTGACACCCCTACTAAATTCTACATTGATGCAACCTATACAACCGATCAGGCAGTTTTGTTTGTTCCTTTCGATAGGCAGTTATTTCAATTGTTCGCTGAAGTGTCATTCGAGAACTACCAAAAGATTGCAGACATAACCGCTTACCCTGATGAGGAAGGGGAATATCTTTTCAGATTGGAAGGCTTTTTACAGTCTGTTTTCGAGGTAATGCAGCCATTAAACGAAGGCATTGAAATTACTTTGCTTCGTAAATACTACGTTGTTCCGGTTTATTTCGATATGGAGGACTCACCAACGATTCTTAACGCGGTTTATTCTGCTATACCGGACTTGACCAACTATCTTGGAACTTTAATTCCACTTGGCCCCGCTCCGATAAACTTTATTAACGAGCAAACGCAAAGAGGTTTTCCGGTTCTATTCTCGTACATCGACACTACCACAGGGAGAGTAGTAAACATTACAAGTTCAGACCAAACGAATATTACAAGCACATCGGAAACAGTTTATATTTCCGCTTTGCCTTTGAACACTTACACGCTAACATGGATTAACCCAGCCGGGGCGATCGCTGCTTTAAGTGTAGATCCTGCTTTGCCAGCGTGGATAGTAATGACCAACCCGACATCGGATACTATTGTTTTAGAAATCGATACTAATGTTACATCAGGAACAGGGGATTACGATGGCGATGATTATGATGGAGACGATTATTTAACAGGGGGGCCGAATGCTATTGTAGGGTGTTATACTTATGAGTTTTTCGATGGTGCAACATTACTATTCACTTTAGAAATTTGTGTTTATCCTCTACAAAAAGCGGATTCACTTTGCCCAGATAACGTGGCAAATATTGCATGGGTAAACCGTGAGGGTGGATGGTCTTCTTATGTATTTGACGGACGTAAAACTTATGGGAAAGATATTTCAACGGTCAACACGTACAAGCGCGGGACTGAATTAAAGCGGTCAACGGTTGAGGATGTTTATGATGTAGTTGAAGTCAGTGTAAGTAACAAGGCAATAAAGGATTTGATATTCATTGCATCACTTCGTCAAAGTATTCAGGCATATCTATACGATGAAAGTACTTTACAATGGAGCATACCGATATTTATCGACAAAGATTCATTCCCGGTTTACTCAGTTCCTTTTAAACAAATCAGAGTAGATCAGAAGTTTACTTTTAGAATGTCAAACGAAATTATAATTCAGAAACAATGACAATAACATCTTTCGACTCAGACATCCCGATGCAATTCATTAAAGAGAAATCTTTACAGGGACGCATTGCTATCTTCTTAAACCATGTAATGTGCAAGGTTTTAAAGCGTGACCTGATTAAAAAGGAACGTGATAAAATTTCTTTCATCGTTGTGGACAAGCAGAACATGGAATTGAAGTACGATAACAATTTCATTGGTATGGTGAGCATGGTAGGCATGAGTAAAGATTTCATTTTCAAACAATGACAACCGAAGTATTTATTAATGGTGAATTGATCGACATCGATAACGATGAAACCGTAACCGCAAGTTATGGTAACATTACTTTTGGTGAACTTTCGAAACGTAAAGGGGTAAAGTCTAATACCTGGAAAGCTCCATTTTCACCACGTAATAAAAAGATCATTGAAAACTCAGAAGTGATTGGAAGTAATTCAGATTTTCCTTATCGTAAATGTTCAGTAGAAGTTCAGATAAGTGGAACAGTGGTTTTCTTAGGTTTCGGAGTTATCGAAGAATCACAAACTAGTTATTCAATTAATAGCTACGGTGGTACGTCTGATTTTTATACGTTCATAAATAACAGGAAATTAACCCAACTCGATACTACTTCTTTTAATCATCAATGGAATGAGACTAACGTAAAGAACAGCCAGTTTAATACTGAAGGTTATATTTACGCTTTTCTATTCAATGGTAAAGCCGGTGCGGGTGGTTCTATTGTAGACTACGTTCCTAAAGACGCTCTACTACCTCACATGTTTTTTCACTCACTGATTAAACAAATTGCTTTAGATGCTGGGTACACTTTGTCAGGTAAGGTGCTAACGAACTCAAGATTTGTAAATCATTTAGTGCTTTGTAATAAATTCCCTTTACCGATTTCATTCGGTGGAGACTTTGACATTGCTTTAACTTTGCCAGACTTAGCACAATCAAAACTATGGTTGGACTTTGCTAACATTTACGGACTTCAATTTGACATCGATCAGGAGTTAGGAATTATAACCTGTGATTATATTGATGATATTATTTTCAGTGAGTCACAGGACTGGACAAACAAGATTGACAGAACAGAAAAACCAACAGTAAGTTACTCGCTAGGGTACGCGCAAAAGTCTTATTTACGATTCAACTCAGATGATGTTTGTTTAGTGGATTACAACAAAGAGATTTTAATAGATGACGAAACGTTAGACGAGGAAGTTGATATTTACAAATCATCTTTCTTCATGGTTCAACATACCGGTACAGTATTTAACGAAGGCTTAGGTTCTTCTTTCACGTTCACTTTAAAGGACAATCAAAACTTTAGAGGGGCATGGGTTACTGGTCAAGATTATTTTGCGTCTGCATTTCAATCTGTGTGGCATAACGGAACGTATTACAAAGCAAAGATTGACAGTAATAGCAATGAGCCACCTAACGAAACTTACTGGACTCCTGTGGATCAAACAACTATTTGGACAATCAAAAGCCGTCCGATGTACGGTTACCTAGTTACCGATCCTGCAAGTACCGTAAACGTTATATTTTCAACAGGAGAAGAACAGATTACTAAGGTAGTTCATAATACTAAATTGAATTGGTCAAACTCTTACGATCTTCACTATAAATTATTCGATAGGATAAAAACTAAGACTAAGAAATTACAAGTTGATGTTCGGTTGAATTACAGCGATGTGAATCAGTTGGACTTCACAAGATCGAAAAGAATTGACGATGAGATTTACATACTTGAGGATGTGACACAATTTAAGTTGAACAGAAATGATTCAACTATTTGCAACTTTATAAGGCTATAACATGGAAGAAAATATATTACTGAATATCGAATTTAATAACACCGACATCGAAAAAGCGGTAAAGAATATCAGTGAAAGCCGTAAAGCTATCGACTCATTACTTGAGGCAAATAAACAATTGGTTGCACAAGGTCAAAAGAACAGCCAGGCGTATGTTCAAAACGAACAGGCGATTAAGAAACTAAACACTGAGGTAAATAATAACTCGAAGTTAATTCAGGCCAACACGCAAGCGACAAATGCGAATGCTAATTCTATTGAGGCTTTGAAGAAACAGAACTCAGAACTTTTAAAGGAGAGAAACAAACTTGATACTTCCACGGAAGAAGGTCGGGCGGCTATCGCTAAATTAAATGAGCAGTACGACAAGAACTCTGCAATCATTAAGGAGAACAGCACTCATGTTGAAAAGCAAAGGTTTAATATTGGTAATTACACTGAATCTATCATCAAGGCAAGTGAGCAAATAGAAAAGTTGAAGAAAGAAAACCAACAGCTCACAGTAGTTTTAAAGACGGTCGATAAGTCTACTAAAGAAGGTCAGGATCAGTACAACCAGATCAATACGGCTATTCAGAACAACATTACCCAGATTAATAAATACAAAGTAGTAGTTAAACAAACTACATCAGTAACCGATCAGGCGACACAAGGTTTAACAAAACTCGCACCGGCTCAAGCTAGTGCAGTTCAGGGATTTATTGGAATGACTCGCGCGGCTTTGGCTTTCTTAGCTACTCCTATCGGGGCTGTTCTTGCTGCTGTTGGTATCGCAATGGCTGGGGTTATTGCTTACTTCAAACAATTCGAACCGGTATTAGATTTTATTGAGGATTCGGTTACTAAGGTTACGGCTGTTTTCAGTTCGTTAATTCAGAACCTTGACAAAGTAGCTTCAATAGTAGGGAATGTTTTAACCGGAAACTTTAAGAAAGCCGCAGATCAAACACGGTCTTTAGGAACTGAATTAGGTAATGCAGCCAATGAGGCACAAAGATTACTTGACGCGACCCGTGAGTTAGAAGATGCTGAGTTAAAATTCAGACTTGCAAATGCTGGGGCTGCAAATCAAATGAAAGCATGGGTTGTAGAATCAAAACGTAGAGGTATATCTATTGAAGAGTCAAATGCCTTACTTCAAAAAGCTTCTGATCTTGAAAATGAGTTAACGGCTGTTGCTGTGGCCAATGCTCAGAAGCGAGCCGATATAGAACTTGGAAAATTACTTGAAAGTAAAAAGGCACAATTAGAAACAGAAGAGCTATATCAAAAAGCAGGTCAATCACAAGCTGATTTTATTGAGGAATTAATTGATAGTGGCATATTCAGTCCAGAAGCGTTAGACCCTGTGCTTTCTGCTTATGAGAAAGTTCAACAGGCTGCATCGGAAGGGCTCGCTTTTCAGGAGAAAATTGCAAACCAACGCGTTGCCCAGGAAGAAAAAGCGGAAGCCGATAGAGAAAAAGCGCGTGAAAAAAGACGCAAATTAGATCAGGAAGAAATTGAGGCTGCTAAAAATATTGAGCAACTTAAATTTGATCTACTTGAGGAAGGAAGAAAGAAAGAAGTAGTTGCATACTACAATGCTGCATCCGAAAAGATGGAAGCGCTGAAAGGCACTGATGAACAGATCGCAGAGCAAACCATTTTAATAAATCAGAAGCTTCAGGAAGATTTAGCGGATCAACAGGAACAATTTACGGCTGAAGATATAGCGCGGGAACAGGAACGAGTTGCGGCCAATGAAGAGTTTTTAACCGAAGCATTAAACGAAGAGTTAGAAATCTATGCAGAACATGTTCAGGAATTAATCAACCTGAAAAAAGAGGAATTACTAGCTGGGACTATTTCGAAAGAAGAGTACGATCAGGAAATTTATGACCTTGAATTAGCGGCTTTAATCGCTCAACAAGAACTAAAAACACAGTTCGGGGAGGAAGATTTAGCTTTAAATGGTAGGATTACAGACGCTAAAATTGCCCAAAAGAAATTCGAGGCTGAAGAAACAGCAAGGCTTGAGGCTTTCAAACTTCAGGCTGTGCAAAGTACCCTTGGACAAGTTGCCTCTTTATTCAATAAAAATAGCTTAGCATTCAAGGCACTTGCCAGCGCACAGACTTTAATTCAAACATATCAATCAGCACAAGCGGTATTTACCGGAATGACATCTACAATACCGGGGCCGATTGGTATTGCTTTGGGTATCGCTGGGGCGTCTGCTGCTGTAATTTCAGGACTTGCCAACGTTGCTAAAATCAATAACGCGAAACTTCCAAAGCTTGAACACGGAGGTATAATAGATATTGGCGGTAAGAGTCATAGTGAAGGTGGTGAAGATGTTCACATAGGAGGTAAACTTGTGGCCAATGTACAATCTGGTGAAAAGATGGTAGTTTTAAAACGAGGCGCAAATCCTGAATTACTTGGAAATCTTGCCGCAATTAATAGAATGGCAGGGGGAGTAGATTTCTACAACGATCGATCGCCTAAAACATATCTTGCTGATGGTGGGTTTGTTGCCAGAGCGGCAAGCTCACAGGTGCAAAACTTCCAGACTATAAGCATAGCGGAAGACTTAAGAAAGGCACGATTTGAAGTTTCGGTAACTGAGATTCAAAAGGTTGAAAAGTCAGTTAATAGGGCTAATGTTACTTCGGAGCTTCGTTAGTCTCCATATATTTTATAACAGCTTTTCTAATTATTGCAGATTCTGTTTCACCTTTCTTTTTGCAGAATTGCGTTACCTTATTTTTGAAATCCGGATTGCAAACCGTTTTTAACAATGGAACTGTTGCCATACATAAAAGTGGGGGTTGATAGATTTTAGTACCAAATTTTCACGAATATAAAAAATATTACGCTATTCGTATCGTGAAAGATTTAGAAACACTTCCAAAACTACGGATAAAAGGGGTTATCGCTCCACGCGGGACAATGTTCCAAGGGGATTATACTTCATCATCTGATGTTAGGGATTTCTTAGAGGCTCACAAGGATTCTCCTGAAATTTTAGTAGAAATTTCTTCCGATGGAGGGTATAAGACTGAAGGTATTGAGATTTACAGTATTCTAAAGAATTGTAATAAGGATGTTTATTCAATATCCTACAAAGCAAATTCTATTGCCACTGTGATAATGCTTGCAGCACCTCCAAAGCAAAGATTTATTACTGAAAACGGACAGTGCATAGTTCACTTCGCACGAATAGACCCACAAGATTTGGGCATCAACTCATTGACTTCAGAAGATTTACAACGTTTGGCAGATGAAACCGAAAGGGCTGACAGTCAAATTTTAAACATCTATTGCGATGAGTTGGGCGAAGATAAAAGGACGGAATTAATAGCAGCTATGGCCGATGAAAGAGACTTGGGAGCAAAAGGAGCTATCAAATTAGGTTTTGCAAGTGGCTACTATAAAAAGGCCAAAAAACCAAAGGTAGCTATTGAAGATTTCGCAGGAGTGTTGATTACTGACCATTTAGCAACATTAATTCAAAACAAAATGAGCAAAGAAAAAGAAGAAAAGGATGCTATAACGCTCCTTGGAGAAAAAATTATGAACGGATTCAAGAGCATTGCGAAGCGTCTTGGTGAAATAAAAAACGAAGTAACCGTGACACTTGCAGACGGCAAACAAGTCTACGTAGTTCCTGAAAACCCTGAAAATCCGGGTGATTTTATGGGAGCTTCTGTATTCGAAGTAGATGAGGCAGGGTTGCCAACAACAAACCCGGTTCAACCAGGCAGTTACCCACTTGATGACGGAACCACTCTGGTAGTTGGTGAGGGAGGCAAGGTTACGGAAGTACAAGCGGCTGTTGATGATGAAGCATTGAAGAATGATTTGGCAGCAAAAGAAGAGGCTTTAAAACAAGCCAGTGCGGAAATTGCAGCTTTGAAGGCATCCATTGAAACCGATAAGGTAGAGATGAAAAAGCAATTTGATTCAATTCAAAACGCTTTCAAAGAGTTCAAAGCAGCCGTACCGGGTGAAAAGAAGAAAAAGGATTCTGATGATGATGACAAACCACAGGATTACAGCAAAATGTCAACAGCGCAAAAGGTTCGCGCTATGTCAAAAGAACGCGCAAAATTCGAACTAAACATTAAATCTTAAAAGAATATGTCAAACATTGTCCCAATTAACACCTATGCAGGTGAAGTATATGGTGATTACATCACCCCCGCAATCCTACCCGCTCAGGGTTTGGTTGATCTTGGTTTAGTAACGCCATTACCGGGTATCAAGAAAAGAACAATCCTTCGCACGTTGGATTTTTCTGTCGAGTTTCAAGATCCGTCTTGTGATTTCGATGCTCAGTCAGGTGATATTGCACCTTCTGAAAAATACATTGACCCCGTTAAATACGAGGTAATGGTAGAAATTTGTTATGCTGATCTTCGTCAAGGTTGGGAGGCATCGCAATTGAAGAAAGGTTCTTTGAATGATTACGTTCCACCAAAGAACTTTGAAGACCTTTTGCTTGAGTTGATGACGGTTAAAATCGGTAAAGGTAATGAAGAACTTTACATCAATGGTAAAACAGGAGTTCAATCGGCATCAGTTACTTTCACTGCTGCGTACTTAGGTTTGATTGGTCGTTTGAAAGCTGATGCAACCGTATTGAAATATACTAACGCATCAACTTCGGCAAATGATACCATGACCGGTACAGACATCACATTGGCAAACCCAGGTGTTGCAACAGTTACATCAACTGCCAACCTTAGAACAGGTGACAAGGTAACTATTACAGCTTGTACAGGTGCAGCTTTAGTTGGAGGTGTTACAATCGTAGGCCAGACTTTCACTATCACAGTGTTGAGTGCAACTACTTTCAGCTTAGGCGCTCAAGTAACAAACGCGGATTCCACAGGTTTCACAATGATGTTCGTTAACGCTTACAACATTCTTGATTCATTGGCATTCGTTTACAACGCGGTTCCGGTTGCGGTTTCAAGTAAGCCTGATTTCAAAATCTGGATTTCTCAGACAATGGCGAACAGCTACAGTTTGCAACAAGCTACTGTAGGAACTTCTCAAGGTTCTGGATATGTTGGAGCGAAAGAACTTGACTTCTTAGGTTCTAAGTTGCAAGTCGTGAACTCACTTCCTGCAAATACCATCATTGGTGCTGCTGCCGGAAACGTGTTCTTAGGATTCGATGATTCAGGAGACGAGGATTACATCCGTATCACTGATATGGGTAAAACCACTGGTGACGATAAGTATAGATACAAGGCTTCAATGAAGACTGACATCAACTACGTTTACGGAAACGAAATCTTGTTTGTAGGCCCGGTTATTTCCTAACCTTTAAACTTTTAGAAAATGGTAGAATGCTTAAGCAGTTTAGATAAAGGCGTACAGGCGAGTTGTACAGCCATTAAAAAAGTAGGGGGGTTAGATAAGAGAATCTATCTCGGTGCTATTGGTGACCTTGATACGGTCACCATCGGCTCTAATAATACCTTGACCTCACTCACATTCTTAGCGGCCAAGGGCTTTGTTAAGATGGTAGGGCGTAAAGAAAAGAACAGCGCGGGTTCTGACATTGAAGTAGGTGAAAACCTTACTTTAAGAAAACAGAATGTAAATCTTTCTGTTTACTACGACACTGTAGGAACTCAGGCCACTATCGACCTTTCGTCAATTGACGCGATCATAGATAACGAAGCCATGTTTGCAATAGTTGAAACAAACGCGGGAACCCTTGAGGTTTTCGGTATCAACAAAACAAACTTCGATAACTACGGTCTGAAGGTAACGGATAATCCAGGTACTTCAGGATTATTGCTTAACGATGTTACAGCATTCGCGATGGTAATGAGTGGAGGTTTTACAAATCTTCAATTGATTTACAATCCTTCTGCATCTTTAGCAACAAACATCGCAGCGCTTGATGCTTTGGTAATTGACCCAGCACCGTAATATGTACAGATTCAAAGAACAATTTAGGGATGCAAAAGTTTGCATCCCTTCACTTCGATTGGTTGTAACGGCTGATAATGTCAGTCAGTATGCAGAACTTATTTTCAAAAGCCATAAGGATATGTTAGAGCTTGTCGAAGAAGTTGAAAAGGTTGAGAAAGTAAAAAAAGTGGCTAAAGAGCCGGTATCATCCCCACCTTCTAAACTTGATGATTGATGAATATCTTTTATCAAGCCTTAAATAAGGTACAAGATGCACTAGCGTATATCTCAAAAGACAATCGAGATTATTACAAGTTTGGGGAAAATGATGATCTTCCAAACTGTATAATCAGGTCTGTCAATGATTCAGGTACAGCACGCGCGTGTATTACTAAGTTATCTCAATTCATTCAGGCAAACGGTACGGTAGACCAAACCATAGGCGCTTCACCTGCCAACCGTTACCAAACATTCAATTCACTTATAAGCGATCTTTCATTGATCGTTCCTTATTTTAAGTGCTGCTCTTTTCGGGTAATGTATAACAACCAAGGTTTACCTGCATTGATTTACCCAGTTCCTACTCAATACCTAAGAAGAAAAGGACATTCAAGATTCCTTTACAATGAGTTAATGGGTGAGGCTAATTATAGGAGAAGTGATAACAAGTATGTTTTTGCTTTTGATCCTAATGAAACACCGGCACAAAGATTAGATCGAATACAAAAGCAGATTGAAAAATATGGTGAGCAGTTTGGAGATATAGTTTACCACTTTAAAAAAGGCGTAGGGCTTTATCAGGACGTTTACTCTATCCCTGACTACTATTCTGGAATTGATGACATCGACAGCGATGCTGGCATATCTCGTTTAGAAAAAAGGAACATTCAAAAAGGTTGGAGGACTCCTATTATCGTCAGCACAGGCCCGATTGACAAAGATGTTCAGGATGATAAAGGCAAAACAGAATACGACAAGTTTGCCGAAAACATGAAGAAGTTCGCGGGGGAAGATGCTGCCTTTGCCCTTCATTTGGAAGGCGCAACCAATGAGCAGAAGCCAACCGTTACGACTATTCCAATAGCTGAAATTTTAGACCAGACTGACAAGGCAACTGATAGAGTAGGAAGAAAAGTTTGTCGACACATGGGAGTGCCACCTATTTTGGTAGGATTCTCAACGGCTGGACAGCTTGGAAACGTTCAGGAGCTTGAAAATACCCTTGAATTATTTAAAATGACCGTATCACAGGATCAGGATTTAATTTCTGAGGCTTTGAAAATGGTATTCCCTGATAAAGATTGGACTTTATCGACTTTGGATTTATGGAAGCAAGTAAAACCTGAACAAACCGCTACTTTATGAAGCCGACAAAGTCAGATTTCCCAGCTTTCGTAAACTTTTCTTTAAATATTGAAGATAGGTTGATAAATCCTCATATAGAGGACGCTTATAAATACGATGTACGGCCAAAGCTTGACGTTTTAGCGGTTGACATCTACGATTATGATGCAAACTTGACCACTAAACCACAATTGAAAGCATTCTTTGAAGATTTCATTTTGCAATGGTGGGTTTTACTTGCCTACAAAAGATTTATTCAGAATCACGGAAGAAATGTTACTCAGTACGGGTACACAAAAACGAAAGACCCTCAAGGTACTTTCGATCAGTTGGACGGTGAAGAACGCGCGGTTATTTTAAGGCAACTTATGAGTGATGCGGGAGTGAGTTATAATTACATACTTCAGGAAACTTGGACATTCGATGGAGTTGCGTATAGAAAGCCAGGGGGATGCAGTACGAAAAGCGGAGGTAGTTACGGTATAAACGCTTTAACATGACACAGGCAGCATTATTAGCATTAGTTAATGGATACTTAGCGTCTGGTCAACCTATAACAGCAGCAGGGGAACATAGGCCATCTATGCAATCTGTAATTGGCGAGATGTATGATGCCAATAGCCGAGGATCTGTTTTGGCAGGGGTTGATGTTTCTGTAAGCTTAGTCGCTGGGGATAAATTATTTTTGATCAGGAGCGGAGTCGCTAAACTTGTAGATATTAGTTTGTTTCTGAATGTTCCTTTGCTTACTGATTGGAACATGGATTCGAATCTATTTCCATCAGGATCAGTAAAGGGGCAATTGTACTATGGAATAATTACAACCAGTACGACATTGTTAGATGCTTCCGGTAACGCATTACCATCTAAAATATTTTTGAGGTCACTTCAGAACAACGCATCAACTTCGGACGTGACTCAATGGGCGATAACTTACACAATAACATGAAAGCAACGTTTGACCCTTCTGTTAATTTGGATTTATACTTTCGTAAAGGTATGAACGGGAATAAGACGCTTAATTTCTTCCGTACAAATGGATCTGAATATGATTTAACTGGAATAAATTTTGAGTTTCGCGCTCCATTTCCTGTTTCTGTAAATGTTATAGGAAACTCGATTGAACTATCAATTGCATACAGTGAGGTGATAAATAGGAATACATTTTTTTACCAACTTGTAAACACTAGTACTGTAAGGACTTGGCTTTCCGGAACTTCGTTTTTTACTTCCGATCTCAGTGCGAATGTTTCTGATTCTGAAAATATTGTTATCAACCTAAACGGTGAAACAATAAATATAACCATCAGTGACACGGCTTCACTCCTTATTGATTGGGATATGGATACAAATTTATTCCCAGCTAATTCAAAAAGAGGTCAGGATTACTATGGTGTTATCACTACATCATCAACACTTGAGGATAGAAATGGTAATTTATTACCTTCAGGTGTTATTGCAAAAGCATTGGTTAACAACGCATCGACAAGTGATCCGAATGATTGGGCTTTTACTTATACTATAACATAAAATATTATGGACTACTTTTTAATTATGTGTTTTCAGTTTATTGGGTTTTGCTGTTTCCAAATCCCAGCTTTGAAGATTATAGACAGTAGAAGCAAAAACGAATCATTCAATGATGTTCTGAATGCATTTTGGAGTGAGGATAGAATAACAATTATTGGTTCTGTAATGATTTTGTTCTTTCAGGAAATAACACATTTTTCAGTTTGGTGGTATGATATGCCTCTACAAAATCAACCAATAACTTTCGGCTTCTGGCCTTACGAAATATCTTATATCACAGGAACGCTTATACTTTCGTTGGTACTTGGTTTTATGGGACAAGCTATCCTTTACGGTTTATTAGGTAAGGCAGGGGATTTTATTAAAAATAAATTTGGCACAAAACAATGAAAAGGATACTAATTTTAATACTCACAGTTTGCTCATTAACATCTTTCGGGCAAAAGTTTTTAGAGAACGCGCCACCACAAAGCCCAACGGTTGAACGTATTAATCAGGCTATGGCCGGTGCTTTCACGGCTTCAGGTACAGACACCTATACAGTAACTTTTGCAAATGGATCGTATAGCTACACGGCTTTAACGAATCTTGGTATTTCGGTTACTTTCCCTAACCCAAATACAGGAGCCTCAACTATTAATTTTGATGGATTAGGAGCAAAGAACGTTTTAAAATGGTCTTCCGGTTCTTTGGTTGCTGTTTCTGCTAACGATTTAATAGGTACTGTAAAAGTTCGTTACGATGGTACTCAATTCGTTATGGAAGGAGGAACGGGGTCTGGAGGAGGCACATCCTTAACAGCAGGTAACGCAATAGAGATAGTTGGGGATTCTATTAATGTAAACGGAAGTCAGAGTGAGGATATTTCAATTACTAACTCAACTGGAAAAAGTTTTGGTGTTGCCGCAAATGATGGGGCTGGTAACTCATCAAATATTTATGCGTCTCCAATTGAATCTGATGTAATTGAAATAAAAAAGCAATCACCAACTAATCAAACATATTTAAGTTTCTATCATAATGGCGGTGGTTTTACAAGTAATAGTTATGCTGGAAATAAAGGTCTTAATGCTATTATGCTTAGTACTGGTACTGAAAATTTAGCAACGATACATTCAGAAAGTACTGCGCTCGATTCGGTAGCAGATATTGAAGTAAGACCGCATAGTATTTTTTCAAAAGTAGGGGATACGGGCACTTCTATTTTAATGGAAGAGGATAGCCTTTACATAAAACCCGGAGGAGTTATAGGAACGGGTGGTCAAGTATTTACTTCAACACCAGACGGAGCGGCTATTTGGGCTACTCCAAGCGGAGGAGGTGGATTAACAGAAGCAGACTTAACAGCTAGCAGAACTTTAACCACAACAGGGGACACTGATCAAACTGATAATCTAAATATTATTTACGCGGATAGTGGTACACCTTTTGATATATCGGTAGATGCGCTTTCAGTAGGAACGCAAATAACTATTATAAATCAAGGTGCAGCAACGGCAACTTTAATACTAGGTACAGGGGTAACTTCTTTATCAAGTCTTGGGGCATTAACAACAGTCCCAATTGCAAGCGGAGAAAGTGCATTAATTATTTACAAAGTTGCCGCAACCCCTGATGTTTATTTAAGTACAGCGAGTGGGGCAGGAACAGTAACAGACGTATCCTCTGCAAATGGTGACATTACAGTTGCAACAGGAACAACTACACCTGTTTTAACTTTGGTTCAAGCCCCTGCTTTAAGGTCGGCAACTACAACGGTAAACGTAAGCTCAGCAACAGCACCAACTTCAGGACAAGTTTTAACAGCGACTAGCGGCACGGCTGCCACATGGCAAAATCCATCATCAGGATTTAGTGATCCGATGACAACCCGTGGAGATATTATAGTTCGTAATGCTTCAAACGTAACAGCAAGATTAGGGATAGGAGCAGCTAATAGATTACTTCAAAGTGACGGAACGGATATTTCATGGGCTGCGCCTACTTTCTGGTCAACAGCTAATGGAGGCACAGCATCAGCATCAAACACAAGGACGTTTAATACTAACAACTGGGATAACACAACATACACATATACAACCACTGGTAACGGTCAGTTTGCTTCAAATATTACTGGGACTATAACACATAGAGCTACTGTTTCGGATGCTACCTATGGTCAAACAACCTCTAGGACTTTCGTTACATCAGCAAATACACAGAGATCGGTTGATGTAAGGTTAAATCCTGTTTTTACAAATGGGGCACACATTAGCCCTGAAAATTTCTCTTTGTGGGCAGAAACAGGATCGGTTGTAGTTGGTTCTCCAACTGGTGCAGCGATACCGGTTACCCAAAAAATGAAAATATTTGGAGGTAGTACTAGTAGTTCTGATATAGGGTTTGAAGTTGTTGATTCTGGTAATGTTCCTTTACTAAGAGTATCTAACGGAGGTACAGTCAATGTTAAATCTAATGGTATTATTGAGTGGCAAAACGCTAATGCTAGAATAAGATCGGAAGCGACTGGGTCTTTGAGTTTTGCGCTGGATACTAACCACCCAACATCAGGAGGCTTTAGGTTTAGAGCGCACGCAGCTTCACAAACATCTACTGCTGATTATCCTATTACAACTATCGAAGGTACTTTTTCGCCAACATCTGGAGCAGCAAGGTGGATAGGTAATAAACAGATATTTACAATCAATCAAACAGGTACGTCTAGTGGTGATATTGTAGGTTACCTATACGATCCAACAATAGCAGCATTGTTAGGAAAGAACATTGCCTTTCTTTCGCGGTCTGGTCAGCATTTAATGAACGGCACAACGGTAACAGCATCCACCACATTAGATGTAAGGGGTGTAAGTTCAGGTACTATAACCAGATTTGCGGATAATAGCGATGTTGAAAAATTCAAATTTCTAAATACTGGCAGCTTAGTTTTAGAATCTACTAACACAGCAGGTGGAACCACAGGAGACAGGACAATAAATAAAATTTCTGGTACTGTAAATATTGCAGCCGCAGGCACAACAGTAACCGTAACAAATAGCTTAGTAACTACTTCAAGTATTGTTTTTTGTGTTGTTAGAACAAACGACACAACGGCATTAATAAAAAATGTAGTTCCTGGGGCTGGTTCTTTTGTTATCAATATGAACGCTGCTGTTACTGCTGAAACAAGTATCGGTTTCTTTGTAATAAACTAAGTATGGCACTAGTACGAAACTTAACATTAAGTAAAAAGAGACTGGTAAGAGGCGAGTCCGTTAATCCTAATATTGCGTTAGGGGATACTTTGTTAACTGCCAACTCTAAAACTAGAGCCTACTGGGATTTTACAAATATTGATGGCGATGACTGGGATGTTTTAACATCTCATCCAGATATCAGCGTAAACGGCACTTACAATCTGATTAACAACTCAGGCGCGTTTTCTCCTTCACTTGGATTTTTTAACATAGGTGAAAATGTTGTAAGTACATTAAGAGCGCGGACTACATCAGGTGTTAATAATGCTTTTATCACATCCCAGCCAGCGACAGATTTTGGTAATGGTGAAAGAGAGTTTCATTTTTTATTCAGTCTACAAGATGGACAAACAACAGACGGAGGTAGACTAGCTGGGATTCTACAAAACATTGGGTACAACATAATAACTAAAGTTTCGCCTAGCGGGAAAATTTATTTCAGGTATAGCCAAACACCAAGTAACGTTTTTTCTGAATATCTTTCAGATAGCGCAGTGATTTCAAATAACGTCACGGACATACATATTTTAAGAATACGAATGACTGCCACTAGCGTTACGATGATGCTTGATGGTGTTAATGTTCCTTGTAGTTTGTCGGATGGAGTTGCTATATCAACGTTTACATTAAGTAGCTACTCAACTACAATAGCTTATGGCGTTGGAGGTGTAATAGGAAACAGTCCAACTGTTTTTCGTATTGATGATGGGATACCTTGGAAGTATTTATTAAAACATGCAATCACTGACTTGCTAACCGATGAAGAATATTTACAAATCGTAGCCTCATTTTTGAACTTAAACATGGTATCTCATTTATGAAGAAGCTATCCATTTTTGTAAATCCAAAGGTAAAGCCAATTTTAAAAGGATCATCGAGGGCTTATGCTATTGTGTTAGATGAAGCACCATCGAGCGATGTTACGGTTTCATTCACTTCGCAAAATTCTTTCGTAACGTTTGGATCATCTTTAACTTTTACAACCGGAAATTACAATGTTGCTCAAACCATTACGATAACAGCAATTGATAACTCAATAGTTGAGGGGTACAAATCAGAAACCATTATATGTACTCCATCAGGGGGCGGGTATTCAACTCCATTAAGTTTTGCAATCAATATTTGTGATGCTGGAATACAGTACGATATTTTAAGAGGTAAGCAATGGTATGGCACTCACATAAGGGCGGTTGGTGACATTACAACGGTAAGAACATTAATGCAAAACTTTATCTTCAATGGTAATGGGATGCCGACAAACGACACGCCTGATACATTGGTATCTGGTTATACCGGAACGTGTGGAAAATTTAATACCAGTGAGTTAACAGGGATCACAAGGGTAGATTCTCTTACTTTTAATTTTACAGACTGGACAACTGGCGTATGGTCGCATAAAGTTTACCACATAATAACTTCAGCAACTCCTAAAAATATTTGTGTAATCGTTCACGGTGGACACGGTACGGAGGCTTACCATTTAGAATGTTGTCAGGATTTACTGGATAACGGTTTTGATGTTGCTTACTGTTTCATGCCAGTGACTCAACAGAATACAACTACAACAGTTGGTGTGACAACAGGAGTTCAAGGCCATCAAGATATAGGAACGTTTGTAGAAACCGGATCATTCAATCCGTGGGAATTGTATATGTACGATAAGATAATGGCATTAAATTATTTAGATGCCAATTATTCATATAGTACATATTACGGTACTGGATGCTCAGGAGGTGGTGACATGATAAAAACGATTCAAGCCATTGACACAAGGGTTAGTAGAATCGTTTCGGTTAGAGGGTATTCATGTTTATCAGGGGTTGCTTGGGAAGTTGCTCAGGATGTTCCTACCGACTACGAAGTAGGGCGAACCCCAACGGCTCAGCAGTATGTAATTGATTCTAACTATTACGACCATGTGTATTTATCAACTTCAGGAGGCAGAAGGCACTTTGCTACTTACAATGCATTTGATAGTTGCTGTTTAAATGGTTTTTCGTTTAATCTTTATAAAGACTTCTTGCCGCCAAGAGTAGCCGCTATGACTGGAGGTTCTTTTGGATTATTTTTAGATACTGATTTGGCTTATGATGACCACGGATGGAATGTACCGGATAGAGCAAAGATGTTGGAAAAATTCTTAGCGGCATGAAAGAAACACTGGAAAAATTATTGAAACGATTACAGGACTTGCAAAAAGAGTTTGGAAGCGAGGCCACTTGTAAATTCGAATCATATCAAAAATGTATTGATGAGGTTAAAACTTTAATAGCAGCACTATGACAGACCCTAAATTAATTCAGCCGAACGGTTTAATGTGGTATTACGAATACAAAGACCCGAACTTACCGGATGCGCCCGTGATAATTTTTTTGCATGGCAGCGGGGAAAAATCGGACACTCCAAACTTAGGTAAGATTCAAAAGCAAGGATTACCGAAACTATTAAAGTCCGCTGGCATGAGTTATTTGCCCGGTTTTACAGTGCTTTGCCCTCAACAATTAACAGGACGTTGGGGTTACAATCCTGAAATCATTAAGTTTCTTGAATACGTAAAGGCGAATTATAAAAGCGAGTATAGACTTATGACTGGGTTATCGATGGGCTCGGACGGGGCATGGGACGGAACATATCAGAGCGATGACAAACTTGTTACCGCTATTGTGCCCGTAAGTGGAAAGGGTGACTACAACCTTGCAAAGAAAACAGCATCGAAGAAAATTCATGTTTGGGGAATACATGGCAGCGCGGACACTGGCGTTCCTCCTTCAGATGGTTTACGTCCTATTAACGGAATGAACTCAGTGAAAGCCAACCCAGCACCAATTTGGACTATTATTAAAGGTGGCACTCACTCAAGTTCTACATGGGAT